AGCAACACTTTTAAAAAGTTTTCCTCTTAGGCTCATATCTTTACCTGCAGGATTACCTTTACCTTGTTTAAATTTACCAATCATTGTGGCTACTTTTTTAGATTTACCAGCAGCTTTTTTTGCTGCAGCCGATCTACCAGTTAATGGTTTAGGAACTTTTCTAGAGTATAAATCATCAGATGTAAGTCTACCAGATGGTTTTCTTTTTTTAGCCTCAGCTAATAATTTTGTAAGCTGTGCCATTGCATCACGTGCTTTTTTTCGTTGTGCCATTCTTTTGCCATCAGCGCTAACTGTTGACGCCCCAGCGGGACCCATACTTCTTTTAGTTGAACCACCTTTTTTTCTTTTTAGTTCTCCAACAATTCTACTTTTTTCTGCTTTAAGGTTCTTTTTACCTTTTCTTGTGTAAGCTTTTTCGGCATCTACTCTGCCAAGCTCTTCTAATCTATTCATTCTGCGAGTGTTTGCCATAATATCTCCTAGTGAATGGTTGGTTTAAATATTTCAACAAAGTCAAATATGCCTTTATCTAATATTTTTTGCCCTTCTTGCGGTCCTAACTCTTGAAAGTATAAAACTTTTGCCATGCTCATCATAGCTCCTGCTAAAAGTACACTATCTTCATGTGTTTTGGAAGACTTTTCTACCATCTCCATTAAAGAAATAAAAAACTCTTCAAGTCTGAGGTCTGCATTAGTCTTCGAAATCAACATCTTTTTGTATCTTCTCTTTTCTTGGCGTATTTGCCTTTTCTAAGTTAACATTTGCCCTTAATTGAGCAATGTCTTCTTGAGAATCTATCTTATCTTGTGTTAAATCTGCTGTTTGTTGTAATTTTGCTTGATCTAAGCCTAAACGAACTTCGTCATAGTTCTTTTTACGCTCATTATCCATTGCTTTTAAGTTAATTTCTTGTTGTTTTAACTCAATCAACGGATCAGCATTTTCCGACTCTAGATATTCTTGCTCTTCCGCTATCATTTCCTCTGTCATTTCAACAATTTTCTCTGCTGTTCGTGACTCAATAATTTCTTGGAATTGCATTTGAATTTCTTGAGGTAATTGACCACCATATTGAGCTGATTGTTGCTCAATAGCTTCTCTATTTTCTTCTTCTACTTCTTCTCTTGCTTGTAAAGCAACATGTTCCATTACATGAGATTCTAATAACATCAAAGTTTGAGGATTATTTTTAACTAGAAAAGAAGACATCATTGCTTGATGTGCATCAATGTGAGCCATGTGATTTTGTCCTCTAAATGCTCTTAATGTTTGACCCATTAAAGCTTTAGAATTTTCTATACCTGGATCTAAAGGTTGAGGTTGTTGAGGAGTTGGTAAAATAGAAACAATATCTTTTACACCAAGTGCCTCATACATTCTTCTGTATGCTTCATACATGTTGTGTGAAGCAGGATCAGCTTGAGCTAATTGTAATTGTGTTTGTGCCAACGTAACACGTTGAGACATAGAAAAAATGTTTGGATCAGAAACAGGAATAACATCTATTCTGTCATCAAAGTCTTGTTGTTTAACCATTTCAAAACCTTGTTGACCTGATGGTTTGTAAGGATAAGCAGGAGATAAAGACTCTTTAAAAATATTAGAAAGAATATTAAACTCTACTTTTTGTGCATAATGTAATCTTTTATGAATAGCACTCATTACTCTTGTGCCTCTTTCCATAACAGCCATCGTTGTTCCCACAGGAGCACCGGCTCCTCCGGCATCACCTATTTTTTGATCAGCTACTGTTGCAAAACGAGTTCCTGCTTCTACAACAAAACCTAATAATTGAAATAATGTTTGACTTGGTTCTTTGTAAGGTAATGGCATTAAGCCTTCACGTAGACTTCCGCCAGGTGCATCTACATCTCTGAATTCTCCTGGTTGGAGTGGTGAATCATCGTCCTTAACTCGCAATCCACGAGCCTTGAAACCCGCAGGGAGATTGGACAACGTACCTGCATCGAGAAGTTGTCTAAGTGCTGCTGTTGCAGTTCTTGATAATCCCCCGAGCATGTGGATAAGACCAAAGCCATAAAAACCCATGCCAGGCAAAAACTTATAGTGGACAAAATATTTATTTTTCTTTTTAAGAGGATCATCTTCTTTGTAGTTTCTATAAATAGAAAGAACTTGTGTAGATCCCTCATCAATAGTCACAATATATGGAACTTTAATTCCGTCGTCACTATCTATTCCTTCAATGTTTAAATCAACATGCATTTCAAACAAAGTGTATTCATCTTCCATTCCTGTATCTTGAACACCTTCAATTTGTCTTTCCTTTTCAGTAACACCATCTTGATTGTCTATTGATTGAACAGCTACATCACGATAAAAACCTGCAACTTGTTGTTTAAGAATTTCATTTTCATTCATCTTAACAATGTGTGTAATTCTCTCAGTAGAGTATAAATCTGTTGCAGTGTATGGAACTAATAAATCATCAGCTGCTACAAACTTAGAAACAGCTCTTTGTAATACATCATCATAATAAACTTTTTTAAATGCTGAACCTGCAAGAGGCAGATGAAATAACATCTGATCTAATTCAGGATCATATTCTTCCATAACGTGCATAATTTGGTAGTTCATAAATTCTTTAACACGTTCTGCTTGTTCTTCTTTTGCAGGATCTATTTTTCCAATTACCTGTGTATTAACTGGACCACCTGCTGGTAATAATTCTCTGTAAGCTTGTGCTTGAAATTGTGTTACCGATTCCGCTAACATTGGGTGTGTAACACTACTTGCTCCTTGAAATGGTTGAGATCTATTTTGATATTTAAAACCTAAAAGATCTAATCCTTTACGATAAGTTTCTTCCCATTCTTTTCTAGAAGATTTATCATTTTCTACCTTCTCCATTAACTCTGAAGAAATCCTACCTAGATCTTTTTCGTCTAATACCTCGGCAATATTCGTATTAAAATCAACTTGTATATCTTCTACTTGATCACCTACAATTGCTGAACCATCTTCTAATATTTCAACATCGTCAGTTATTTCAATTCCATTTATATCAACTGGAACAGTACCTTTATCAAAATCTTGCGGTTCCGGTGAAATTGGGTTTTGTATTCTTTTATCTATATTATCAATCGCCATAAGCTCCTACTATTTCTTCGTCTGCAACATAACCACCAGAGGCCATATATGCCTTAAATGCCTCTGCCATAGAAGGCGTCAATTCTACACCAAAACTAGGTGCTGTGTCAAACTCTTCGGCTCTTTTAACGTTAACAGTCATGCCCTGATCTAATAAATCATTAGCGATGGCATCAGCCTGTCTAGATGTATTACCAGTTCCAAGAATCTGCCCTGTTTGTCTGTCAATAACATTCCATACTTCACGTTTACCATCCCCTACTCTTACTGGTAATACTTCAACTTTCACATTGTTCTCTTTTGCAATACGTTTTAGTATTTTCTCCATAGAAGACGTAAAGTGTTTACCACTTTCTGTTACTACATCTTCCCCTGGACCACCATAAAATTCATACATTCCTACACCGGGATATTTTGAACCAGCTATATCGCCGTCCATACCATTTCTAATCCATCTCTCTAATCTTTCTTTTTTATCCGCTACTCTATCTGCTTGTGGTGTTGCTGTAGATCCTTGATGTGAATATCTTCTTGTTACCAAATTAGCAGGCGTAATTGCATAAAAGTCGGTAGCGTTTGGATCTTTTAAAACAAACTTACGATATGCTGCTTCGTAAATATCTCTTTTAACAGATGCATCTGCCCACTGATCTCTTAATTTAAAAGGTAAATTAGGAAATAATTGTTTATTTAGTTGTAAGTTAAATGATTCTACCAAGTTATCTAAAACATCTGTTTGCTGTTTTTCTACATTTTTTGCTGCTTTTAACATATCATCTGTAATTTCAGGAACAGGTGTTTTTGCTAGTTCTCTTAATTGATTTTGTAATGCTACTAATTTGTCGTATTCTACTTTTAAAGCGGAAGCACTTGGCATCCCCTCTCTGAAGATATGTCCCTTATCTTTAAAGTATTTTAGCATGTCTCGTTGTAATTGATTTTCAATTTCATCAAATGGTATATTCTGATCTGCCATATGGCGCATCTTTGCTGCTAGCTTTCCAGCTGCTTTCTGTGATGCTTGAAAAATATCCGATTGTATTTCGTCTGCGAACGTTACTGTCTTACCAGTAAAAGCTCCTCCTAAATCACGGTCCGAGAGCCGCGACCAAGCAATAACGTACGGTTCACTAAAGCTATGTTGACTTACACTGGCTGGAACTTTTCCAGGATCCCCACGGAGATCTTTAGGATCAACGTAGAGCACACGTTCTCTGTCTGTATTTGGTATTGCTCCGGATTCTTTATAACCTGAGTATTGCAGGTTTCTTGATTCGCCGTCTAATTCTCTTGATAAGAAGCCGTAGCCTCCTGATTTAACATTCCTGATTGGCGACTCACGGACCACGCCCAATAACATTTCTCTTGTAATTGGTGTTCCCGTTTTTTCTAATTTATCCAGCATTGGTTTTATTTCTGAATCAATAACCTCTACTTTTCCAATCCCCCTTGCATTTAAGAAATCATAAACCTCTTTAGAACTATTATAAACTTTTGGTCCTCGCTCTAACTCTGCTTCCATTTGATGATAGAAAATCTGTCCTGGTTCTGAACGAGTCAGTGGTGTAACGTTCTCTACGACGTCATCAACAATAGCAACATTAGTTCCTGTTTCAGGTGTATTAGGCCCAGGCAGTATATTA